CCCTATGACACTGCTGCGTACGATGCGGCAGTGCTGGCACTCGAAGGTGCGGCGAAGGAGCCGGTAAAGACCGCAAAGAGTGCGGCCAAAGCGTTGGCCGAGTACGGCAAAGAAGCCGTCTCAAGTCCTGCTGGCATGACAAAGTTTTTGGCGGAGAACGTCACACCGCTTCCGCGTGTACCGAGCACAGGACCTGTCTCGCAGGTCGTGCGTCCTCGCAATCAAGGCATGGTGCTGGATATCCCAGGCGAAAAGCCTATGGGGTATGTCCCGCAGTACCTTAACAATGCGTCGACCAACATTGAGGCTGTTGAAGCTCCGCCGGATCAAAAGACGGCGATGATGAATTTCTTTAACAGCCAGGCGCGAAATTACCTCACTCGTCAGTACGGCACGCCAGACGATCCGATCATGAAGGGGATCGTTTCGGGCAAACTAACAAACGAGGACTTGCAGAAGTTTGGCAGGATTCCGTCGTACATGACGAAAGCGGCCAAGGAAGGAAAGACGCGAGTCAATCCCGAGACCGGAGAGAGCCGCTTCTATCCAAGCGCCGAAGCATCGCAAGCACTGCGCGACATCAACAAAATCTACGACATGATGACCGGCATGCGTGGTGCGGTGTTCAGCAGGGACACCATTGGGTCGCCTAGGTTTGATTCCCTTGCTAGTGATGAAGCTGGAACTAAGCAATCCGAACTAAGGGATTCAACGATTCAGCAGTTAATAGATCAAGGAGTTCCTAGGGATCAGATCAATCAATCCATTGGTTTAGTCGGCTACAAGAGCCCTAAGTTCGTGGCCGCAGACAAGACGAAATCCCCTCTGATAACTGCTGACTACATGGGATTGCCTAACAGCCTAGAGGAATTGTTTTTACAAGACCCGAATAAATTGCCAAAGGCATTTCGCACGGCGATTGAAAAGGGCGAACCAATTTACGACATCAACCCAAGGTCAGAGCTCAACACCATGTTGGCTCCGAAGGAGCTGGTCAGGTATCTACGTACGCTATCGCCTGAGAAAATCAAGAACCTCCGCTTTGACGATGCGGTGAAAGGCTCACTCAAGCTGCAAGAGGAAATAGCCGAACGCAAGCAGTTTGTTCAACGTATTAGTGACAACAAGCCTGTCCCGGATAAGGTGTTCTTAGAGGGGGTTAGTGCTCCGATTGTCACTTACGGAAAGGAATCGCAGTACCCAGGATTTACTTGGCGCAGGATTACTGATCCGGAAGCTACAACTATTGAAGGCGCGTACGTCGGGCACTCTGTGGGGGGCTTTGCAGAAGGCGGTGGCTACGGACCGAAAAGGCATAAGGAGTTTGTTAAAGGGGACGTTAAGATCTATTCGCTTCGTGATGAGCGCGGCCGTCCAGTGACGACAGTTGAGGTCTTTGACATTCCCGGTTCTCCCAAGGTCGCAACGCAAATTCGCGGCGCGGGACGTGCGACTGGAAACACAATGCCAAAGCCATACGGTCTTGCGTTGGTCGACTTGTTCAACGACATCGGCGTGACCAGCATCAACGAAGCAGAAGTGTTCCTTCCACCAGAAGTCTTGGCGTATAAAAAGCAAAAGGCAAACGAAACTCCGATTAACCTACGTGGCGCATTAGGAGCGCCGCAGCCTATCGGCCAGTTGCCAATCAACCCATTGCCGCCGGCTCCAGAATTTCGTCCCCCAAACGATCTTTTGCGACGTGGCGTTCAAGATCCCGCGCTCATGGAAAGGCTTTTGCGCCGTGAACAAAACCCCGGCTTTATCGAAGCCATGCGCCGCCGGCTCTTAGGCGATGAAGACTGAGTTGAGTTGTTAAAACAACTCCGATCAACTAGGATATCAACATGCCAATTGATAAAGCTATTAACCAAGCCCCTGCCACAGACATCATCGTGGTAGCGGACGAGGAAGCGGCTGCCCCGGACATTGAGATCGTTCTTGAGGACGATGGCAGCGCGGTAGTGGAGATTGGCGAGGCCGAAGCGCAGGAAGTGGACTTCTATGCGAACCTGGCCGAGGTCCTTGAGCCGGAAGCCTTGGCCCGTATTTCGATCGACGTGGCCTCGATGTTCGAGGCCGACAAGGGATCGCGCTCGGATTGGGAGCAGATGTACGCCAAGGGGCTGGATCTGCTGGGCTTGCGCATGGAAGAGCGCACGAAACCCTTCCGTGGTGCCTCGGGTGCGACGCATCCGATGCTGCAAGAGGCGATCATTCAGTTCCAGGCACAGGCTTTCCGTGAGCTAATGCCGGCTGGCGGCCCTGTCCGCACGCAAATCCTGGGCAAAGAGACCGTGGACAAGTTCCAGCAGGCCTCGCGCGTGCAGGATTTCATGAATTACCAGATCACCACGGTGATGGAAGAGTACACACCGGAGTTTGATCAGCTCCTGTACTACACCGGATACGGTGGTTCGACGTTCAAGAAGGTCTATTACGACGCTCAGTTGGGCCGAATGGTGTCCAAACTGTGCCTGGCCGACGACATTTACATCCCGTACAACGGGTCGAGTGTCATTTCGCAGTGTCCGCGCCTTACTCATCGCATTGCGATGGACTCCAACGAGTTCCGCAAGCGTGTTTTGGCTGGCGAATACCTTGATGTGCCGGTGGATTTGGAGCCGACGCCTGTTGATCCGAGCCAAATTCAGGCTGCGATCGATAAAGTGGTCGGTATTCAGCCGACAGACAGCGCTGGCGAAGTGTTTTTGCTGGAAATGTTGGTCGATTTGGACATTCCGGGCTTTGAAGACCTGGACGAGAGTGGCAATCCGACCAAAATTAAGCTCCCGTACGTCGTTACGCTGGCCGATGACACGCTTCGTGTTGTTGGTGTGCGCCGAAACTGGAAGGAAGACGATCCGCTCAAGCGTCGTCGCAACTATTACGTGCACTACGTGCTCGTGGAAGGCCCTGGCGCGTACGGTTTGGGCTTTGTGCACTTGGTCGGCAGCCTTTCGAAGTCTGCAACGACTGCACTTCGTCAATTAATTGACGCCGGCACGCTCGCAAACCTGCCTGCTGGCTTCAAAGCCCGTGGCGCGCGAATCGCGGACGACTCTGATCCGATCCAGCCGGGCGAATGGCGTGACATTGACGCCGGTGGCGCGGAACTTTCGTCGTCACTCTTGCCGTTGCCGTACAAAGAGCCGAGTCAGGTGCTGTTCGCGCTGCTTGGGTTCCTTGTTGACGCCGGTAAGCGCCTCTCCAGCACTGCGGACATGCAGGTTGGTGACGGAAACCAGTACGCGCAGGTCGGAACGACGCTCGCATTGCTTGAGCGTGGCTCGATGGTCATGTCGGCGATTCACAAGCGACTGCACTACGCGCAGTCGATGGAGTTCCGGCTGCTGTTCGAAGGCTTTGCCGAGTATCTGCCGGATGAGTACCCGTACGAAGTGCCGGGTGCGAGCCGTAAGATCAAGCGCGCTGACTTCAACAAGATGGTGTCGGTGCTTCCGGTTGCCGATCCCAACATCTTCAGTACCGCGCAGCGTATCCAGCTCGCACAGATGCAATTGCAGCTCGCCCAAGGCGCGCCGCAGATGCACAACATGTACGAGGCGTACTACCGCGTGTACGCGGCGCTCAACGTGCGTGACATCGATGGCATCCTGTTGCCGCAGCACACGCAGATGCCGCGTGATCCTGCGACCGAGAACGCTTCGGTGTTGAACGGCATGCAGCTCAAGGCCTTTGCCGGCCAGCAGCACGATGCGCACATCGCCACGCACTTGATGATGGGCCTCTCGCCGATCCTTCAAAGCAATCCGATGGCCGCGATGGTGCTTCAGCAGCACATTCTCGAGCACGTGCGCTTGAAGGCCGAGGAAGATGTCGAGGCCGATCTATTCAAGATGTACGGAACGGATCCGGATCGCATGGTGTCGGCCATTCAGAAGGAAGGCATGGTCGCGATCAAGGTCGCGCAGTACATGCAGGAAGTTCGCTCCTTGCAGGACCAGATTGCTGGCACCGCAGGCGGTGGCGAAGACCCGTTGGTCGCGCTCAAGGAAAAGGAGATCGAGCAGCGCGCTGCTGCCGATCAGGCGAAGATCCGACTCAACGAACAGAAGTTGCAACTCGAGCAGCAGAAGCTGCAACAGTCAACGCAGATCGATCGAGAACGCCTGCAATTGCAGGCAGCACGGCAAGGAGGTTGATATGCCGCTCAAACGTGGCTCAAGCCAAAAGACGATTAGCTCAAACATTGGTGAGATGGTCAGCTCCTTCAAAAAGAAGGGCAAGATCGGCACCAGCAAGCCTAGCAGCGTGAAGCAGGCCACCAAGCAGGCGGCAGCCATTGCGTATTCGAAGGCCGGCAAGTCACGCAACATGGGCAAGGGCGGCGTGATGGGCCCTGCCAAGGTCGTGAAGAAGAAGGACGGCAATCGCCCAGTCAAGATTTATTAAGTTGAAGCGCTTCAGGGGGTGCGCAAAACCCTTTGCTTTTCATGGAACCCCACCATGCTTGAATTTGCAGAAGCAGTACTGAAAGAAATCAGAAAGCTCCGTGAGAGCTCTGAGAGCATCGTCCTTAACGGCAGCATTGCCGACATGGAGCGTTATCGTTTCATGATGGGTCGTCTCGAAGGGTTAAAGCTGGTTGAGGATTCCGTGCGGGATTTGCTGAAGAAGCACTCAGATGACCGGTTTTAACCTGACAGGAGATTTATGAGTACGAAAGTCAAAGAGCTGACCGCTTTGGAAAAGAAGTGGCAGGAGGAGGAAGCCACCAGAGTTCCGACTCTGGAGGATGCGTACACCAGCGAAGGCCTGAAGCCGGAAAAGTTGGACGAGTCCGTGTTGGACCGCATTCCAACGCCGACCGGTTGGCGTATCGCTATTCTCCCGTACCGTGGTGCGGATAAGACGAAGGGCGGTATCGCGCTTGCCGAGGAAACTCAGCGCAAGCAGCAGGTCAGCACGGTGTGCGGCTACGTCCTGAAGGTAGGTCCGCTCGCTTACAACGACGAGTCAAAGTTTCCCACCGGCCCGTGGTGCGCGGTCGGTGATTGGATCATCTTTGGCCGTTACGCCGGCGCGCGTATTCCTATCGACGGTGGCGAGATTCGCCTGATCAACGACGACGAGGTGCTCGGCAAGGTTGCCGATCCCGAAGACGTCCTTCACATGTGGTAACGGAGAGATCGTATGAATGAACAGCTAGAATTTAACGTTGGCGAGGACGAAGTTCCTGCCACCGTGGAGGTGGCTGAGACAGGCGAGGCGAAGGTCGTTCCAGAAACGTCTGAGCCGACCAAAGCCGAGTTTGCCGCCCCTGAGAAAGAGCTTGACCAGTACAGCGATAACGTCAAGAAGCGTATCGACAAGCTGACCGCGCGCCTGCCCC